TTATGGACCCACAACAAGGATTCATGGGGGCGAAAAAAGCGGCTGCTGATGCTACACGTCAAGAATTCCTGCAGCAACTCGAGGCTCAGATTCCTGAATATGGACAGGCACGTCAAACATTTGCCGAAATGAGCAAGCCAATTAATCAGCAAGATATTGGACAAGAGCTATATAACCGTTTTGTTCCAGCGCTTGCTGACACTGGTTCTGTACCATTTAAATCCCGTGCTGATGCTTTTACACAAGCGCTTCGTAATGGTGATCAGTTGGCAAAAAATGTTACTGGAATGAAGAATGCAAAACTTGCCGATATCATGACGCCAGAACAAGTCGGAATATTACAGGGAGTAGCTTCTGATGCAGCGATGCGTGCTGCTGCTCAGAGTGCAGGCCGTGGAGTTGGATCAGATACTGTGCAGAAAATGGCAATGTCTAATCTTATCAATGAGGCTGGCCTGCCAAGTTGGATTGGCTCTGTTGCCCGTGTGCCAGGCGGATATCTGAAAGCTGCCGGTAACTTCCTATATGGACAAAGCGATGATGCTATGAAAAATATTCTCGCAGATACTTTACGTGATCCACAAAAGGCAGCTGCGGCCCTTCAAAATTCTGGTATACCGCCTGGCAAGATAGCAGAGATTCTACGAATGGGGGCTCAAGGATCAGCGTTTGCTGTACCGGCCTTGATTCAGGGACAGCAATAAAAATGACTTGAGTTTGCATGGCTTCATATATCGCTCAACCATTAATTTTATGGGAAGTGTGATAAAACCAAGAACTATCAGCGCAATAAATGGTCGAAGAAGCAAAGCAATAATCCAAGGTTCCATATATTTTATTTTAGAATTACAATGAATGCAGTTTAGCAAAGAAAGCGAGAAATGCCATGCCATATAACGGCGTAGGAGTATTCCAACGTGTTTATCAATGGGTACAAGATGCCGCAAACGGCATTTTTGTTGATGCAACTCGCACAGATACTGATAGTAATGATATTGCGTCAGGTTTGACTAATTGCGTAACGCGTGATGGTCAATCGCCTTGGCTTAACAATATTCCTGCTGGTGGATTCAAAATTACAAATCTTGGAATTGGTGCACAACCTACTGATTCTGTGAATTATCAGCAAGTATTCACAAATCCTACCTTTTCAGGAACTGCAACATTTGTAAATATTACTGGGACCGGCGTAATTAACTTTGGCTCATCTACTTCTGTAACGGTTCCGACGGTTGCTGCTGGAGATAATTCAAATAACGCTGCATCCACAGCTTTCGCTACAGCTTTATCATTTCAAGCTGCTCTCCCAGGTATTACAGCGCCTGTAACTGATTTCTTTGTTACAAACAATGGATCTGTTGCATCTTGGTCCAATCTGCTAAAAGCAGCAACGATTCGAGTAGCTGATTCAACAGATACTAGCAAACGTCTACAATTTGTTTTGAGTGGTATTTCAACAGGACAAACACGCACAGCTACGATGCCTGACAGGAATGTTTTGCTCGGTGCGAATATGGTATTGGACTCGCGAACAACAAATACACAGCTTGTTGCTGTTGATGCAGGTAAGCTTGTTCGTATTACTGGTGCAGGCGGATTTACTCAGACATTCGATACCTTTGCAAATCTAGGTGCCAACTGGTGGATTCGTATTTGGAATACAAGCACAGGCAATATCACTATTCCATCTTCTGATGGGCTCACTAACTGGATCATGTATCCAGGCGAAGCACGTGATTTCCAATGTGATGGCACGCAATTAATTTCGCTTGTTCTTAAGCCATATCGTACTCGATTCCTTGCAAGTGGAACTTGGACGAAACCTCCTGGGTATTTGAAACATCGTGGCGTTGTAGCAAGTGGGGGTTGCAGCGGATCTAAAAGTTCTGGAGGTACTTTTGCAGCTGCCGGCCCAGGCGGTGGCGCATTCCCATTTGAGATTGCAGATTCAGTTCTCGGAGCTACAGAAACTGTGACGGTTGGTGCTGGAGGTGTAGCACAAACCGTAGCATCTACGGATGGTAATTCAGGTGGAACAAGTTCTTTTGGTAATTGGGTTTCTGTAATTGGTGGGATTGCTGCGCCGGGTGCAGGTGGTCCCATTGGCGGAGCGGTAGCCGTAACGTTAGGAGGAACCACTCTTGTTGCTAGCTCTGCATCAAGAGCGACTGGTTTTGAAGCAGCTACTGCAACTACTGCAGCAAGCGGTGCATCTGATGGCATCTGGTCCGGCTCCAAAGGTGATAATGCAGGCGCCAACAATTCGGGGAATTCACTTTATGGCGGGGCTGCCGGTGGTTCGGTTGCTGCAGCAGGTACGGTCAGAGCGCCTGGCGTTTCCCGATTGGCTGGCAATGGTGGTGCTGCATCTTCGGCTGGTAATGGAACCGCTGGTAGTTTCCCATGCGGTGGTGGTGGAGCTACTCAAACTGGTGCTCAATCTGGAGCTGGAGCTAATGGATATGTCGATGTGGAGGGTGCGGTATGATCGCAGCGATTATTGAAAATGGGATTGTAATCAATCGCATTGTGGTTGATGATTTAAACGTCTTCCCAAATTTAGTAGATGGCGAAAATTGTGCCATTGGTGATTTATGGGATGGTCAACAATTCGCAAAACCATCTGAAGATTTATCAATCGGCCAATAGGCCATAACAAAGGAAGAAAAATGAAACAACTGAATATGGCAACAGGCGGTGGCGGTCAACAACGTCCACCAGATGAAAAGCAATCCTCGGTTCCTGTGAAAACGACTCCGACGAAGAAACAGAAATGAATGGATGGCGCTCGCGCATTTCCTTGATTCTGATTTTTCTGATCAGTTCATGGATTCATGCTCATGCAACTGCTTCGCTTCCAAATAATCCTGAAGCGTTAGCTTTTTATCATGGGAGTGCGAGTGCCGTCGATTGGTTGTTGCTATATAGCTCGCCCAAATTGATTTCTGGGCGACTTTGTGACGATATCCAGGCCTCATGCATTGCCTCGATCATCGTTAATTTCGCAGGATTCTGCGCATACATGGCCTACGCCCCGCCAGATGTTTATAACCATCTGATTGAGGGACTTTCGTATGTGCAATATCTACGACTTTTATACGTGGGCCGCTATGATGCTGATTATCACGAGCGCGCTATGGTGCCTGGCGCTAGTAGTGTCAGGGCTTAGGCTCATCGTAAAACGGAAACGATATGAACGAGCAAACAGAAAGCGTCAAGGAAGCTATAGCCGCAGCGGCTAGCAATCCAAAAGTAGCCACTGCCGTAGGCGCAGGGGCCGCTTCTGCCGGTGCTGCTGCGCAATTGGATATTATTACAGGCTGGATGGCGCGAGGAAGCGTTGCAATTGGTCTTTGTACTGCTGCGGTAGTCTTGGCAATCCAGATCCTCAAGTTGATCCGAGAAGTCAAAGAATATCGCAAACTAAAGGACTGATCATGAATCGGATCAAGCAATGGATGAAGAAACTAGCTGAGGATCATCCTGAACTGCTCATTCTTATGAATTTTCTGTTGCTGAAGGACTGAATATGCTCAACTTCGATGATGCATTCTCGCGTTTGATGGTGAACGAGGGTGGCTATTCGAATCGATCTTCAACAGATGATCCTGGTGGGGAGACGATGTATGGCGTGACTCTCAAAGTTGCTCGCGAATGGGGCTATCTCGGTCCGATGAAAGATTTGCCGCTTCAGACCGCGAAAGACATCGCACGAAAGCACTACTGGACGCCATATTATTGCGATCAGCTTCCTCCTGCAATTGCCTTCCATGTCTTCGATACCGCATATCATGGCGGCAGCCCTATTAGATGGCTCCAGGATGCGTTAAACGTTGCTGTTGATGGCATTGCAGGCCCAAAAACGATCGCAGCTTGTAGAGCCGCTAATTCACCAGAACTGGTGATTCAATTCACGCGTAGGCGTGGTGCATATCTTCGAGGGCTGAAGAATTGGGCTGCAAATGCTGGTGGTTGGACTGATCGATTGTTGCGAAATATGGAGGTGTACTGATGGATATTACAGGAATTGGTTCCGTCCTAGATTTCGGCTCCAAGATCATTGATCGACTTTGGCCGGATCCAGCACAAAGGGATGCTGCGAAACTTGAGCTTTTCAAAGCCCAGCAAGCAGGTGAATTCAAGGAAATGGATCAAGCATTTGAGATAGCTAAAGCACAAATCGGAGTTAATGCGGTGGAAGCTGGCAGTTCCGATAAGTTCACTAGCCGCGCTCGCCCTTTCATCATGTGGATCTGTGGCTTCTCTTTGCTGTATGCGGCCCTAATTGAGCCATTTGCACGATTTATCGCTGTTGTTACGCTGCATTATTCAGGTTCGTTCCCAGTTATTAACACCGATTTGACATTGCAACTTCTATTTGGATTGCTTGGGTTGGGAGCCTACAGGACAGTAGAAAAAGTCAAAGGCGTAGCGAAATAAAAAAGCCGCCATCGTGGCGGCTTCTGCTGTGCTGGCGCTGGTTAATTCGATGCAGCCTGCGCCGCTGTTCGGAAGCCGCAGTTATCAGCCACGCTTTCGCCCATCGAGACATTCGGCCAGGAGATGGTGCTGGCGTTACTCAGATTGCAGCCGATGCCGTTGGATTTGGCGATGTCGTAGGACAGGCCGGTAATGCTCGATGGCACATCCACAGGCTTGGTCAGGCCAGCCTTCAGCGCAGCATAGACGGACCAGGCTGCATTGTCGACAGCGTACTGGAAGCCGGACGAATATTTGATCTTCACTCGATTGCCGGAGCTGGTGTCCTTCTCGACCGACAGCGCCTGCTCGGTTCCCCAAACAATGCCGTTTGCATCCTTCACGCTGGTGGGCGTACCGGCGAATGCCGATACCATCGCGATCATACTGATTACTGCAAAAATTACTTTCTTCATAATTGCTCCCTAGTTTTAACCTGGAACCGCCAGGACGGTATTACTAAAACACAATCGTTATTCTTTGTCTAGCGCTGCTCGTATGCTGGCCAGCTTCTCTTCAGCGGCGATGGCTCTATCTTCCATTTTTGCCAATCGATGTTCGAGTGCAAGACGACGATTTACAGATTCTTGTCTTACTTCAATGCGCGCCTGGGTCAGCTTGGCGTCGATGTAAGCGACAATTTCAATGTAATCTTTTGGCCGAATACCATATGTTATTGTTCGAAATTCAGATGTGTCGATGCTTGGCTGTACGCGCTTAGGAGCGGTGTCCGGCTTCACCACATCGCGCATATCGCCGTCATAGAAGCACAAGCCGTCAGTTGGCTGAATGTCAGCCGGCAGGCAGAACATCAGCTTTCCGTCCCGCTCTATGACCTTGTGGCTTTCATATCCAGGCGGTGGCAACAGGCGCGCCAGGAATTCTTCGACGGTCGGTAAGGCTGGCGCTTCCTCTGCTTGTGGTGCTCGGCGGTTCCAGTCCTTAATCATCGCCTGGAGCTGATCTTCAGTGGCGGGAACAACCATCATTTCCTCCGCGAAGAAAACGCAATCATCGTCATGATCGCCTTTCAGTTTGTGCCAGTCGCGGTTGCTCTCGATACGCGCTTGGCATCCGCAAAACGGGCAACGCTCCAGCGCGGCAGCGGGTTTAGTCGTATCGTTCATTCAGTCGGCTCCTTTAGCCTTAAAAACTTTCCAATCTCCAATGCCATTCCATTCGCCAGAGTCATTGAAATACCGAGTTGCGCCATTGCGATGAAAGAGTAGTCGCCATGCCTGTTTTGCCAGCGACCATGGCAGGCGCAGCCATTTCAGTGTGTGCAAATACCCATGCGCCTTGGCGCATTCATAGCACCAGCGGTGATAGCTAATGCTGCTGACCACAGCGAGCAAAACTTCACCCATTAGGTATAAAACGAATAGGCACACCACGCCCCATACAATCGCTCCAGTGTAAAAAATTATGCTGGTCATGCTCTCTCCGAGTGGGGTGGGGCGGCTATTCCTTGTAGGCTTCCAGGCATTGGCCTGAGAGCTTCGCTGTGCTTTTGATGTCATCCAGAATATGCAATGCATGCTCATGGCTGATCGCGTAGAAATGAATCGAGTATGTTCCACCATCGGCGAGGAAATCCGCCGAGAACAAATTCCATACTCGTCCATCTACGGTCACTGAGAATGGATTCGGGATACCTGGAAGTGGGTTACGAGGGGTGTTCATTTTTGAACACCCATTGTGGCATCGATAGCGCTGTCTAGATTCGTCTCACACTCACCTGCACCTATCATGGCGTAGACTAAGTTTGCGTTTTCTGGCGCGCGAATCCAGTTATAGCGCTTAGAGTTTTGTGCTTGATTGACTGGCGGCTTTGCCTCTTGCATTGCTTCCAATGCTACGCATAGCGACTCATACTGAGCATCGGGAATTCCAACCTCAATACATGCGGCTGCTAGCGCTTCGTCATAATCCGCCCAACCGTCGATGCGGGCGTTCTTCAACACTTCACCCCATGGGTCGCAAACATAGTTGGAAAGGATTTCTGGCCGCCCCGTCGCCTTCCGCATAGCTTCTCGGGCAAATACCAAATTTGCGCGTGCTTCATCAGTTACGATATCTGCGCGCATTGACTCCCACTGGACCTCATTAAATAGCCGTTCGCAGGCCATTAGGAGATCAGGTGCGGCAGCAATAAGTCTGGCTTCATCTTCTGAATCGCATTCGGCAATAACACGCTTTCCAGTTAAAGCAGCGGCGTCATCTATGACCACGGATGTAACCTCATTGGATGTCCATCTAACGGCGGACCATGACCGATACATTTCGCTTTGCTTCATATTATTCATTTCCCTTATCTCCTATGGCGGCATCGCCATTAGTGGTCAGAACTGCGACAGCAGCACGTGCGATTTCGTCAAGTCGGTCGTCGTCATTGGCGATTACCTGGAAATCATCCTGGCTCATCGTGCCGTAACCCCATGCCGACCAGACGCGTGTGCAGTCCATCGCTTCGCCCAGTACTTCGGCCAGCGCATCACGCATGCGCTCCACCAGTTCTTCAATATTTTCGAAGGACTGTTTTGCTTGGGCAGCGGCATAGAGTGGAATGGGCTGAACGTCCACGTGCTCCGGATCGTATTGACGGTTGAGTTTGTTGTTCTCTTCACAAATCTCTTTCGCAAACTCGTAGTTGGTCACGTGCTCAAGTTGCCCTTGGCGATGGCCGGTGCTTTCGCCAGTCAGCCAGCCATAGGGTTTCTGTGCTGGCTGTGCTGCGGCAGCGGAAAGGATGGCGCGGGCGAATTCAATGGGATCGGGCACCATTCCGCCTTTTCCCACCGCTGATGCCCTGTATTGCGCCCACGTTTGAAGAATTTGCTCATCGCTCATCACCACAGCAGAGCCTGCGGAAGAGGTGCGCTCGGCGAGGGCCTGCAATTCAGCAAGCGCTTTCGGCGCGTAAGACTTGATGAACTCGACCAAGTCGTCCTGCCTGATCTCGGTTCCTTCCAACTTCCGGCTTCCGCCCAACGCCTTCGGGCCGGAGATGCGGTAACCGCTTCCTTCGCCCCTCACACTCATGAAGGCAAGTTTGCTGCCTTCGGCGTTGCGGTGTATTTCCAGTTCGTACACTTCTTTTTCATTGCTCATGATTATTCCTGGTGGGTGTGGGCGGTTACTTTGGGTCAGAGGGCAAAATGCGGTAAGTTCGCGCAGTTACGCCGTTCAGTCCTACTTTGTGCACGCTGGCGACGAAGCGATCCCATGCCGTACTCTCGCCTTTGCGTTCAGCGATGGCGCAGGCTGAGCGCAGCAATGCCTCAAGCTCCCGTTATCGAACGGCTGACGCATCGGCGCTAATCATCATGCGCAGCAGGTCAGCGCACTCGCGCAGCGTTTCGCGGCGTCCCGGCTTAGCGGCGTCTTCCATCTCGGCCATCACTTCCCAAGTGCCGATTACTTCTTCGAGAATTGCGTTTTTCATGTATTTACTCCTTTATCCGCCTCTGTGTGGGAGGCGGGGTCGTTTTAGTCGGCGTAACGTTCTTCCATGAGCGCGTCATGGTGGGCCATAGCCTTATCGAAATCGCGCTGCGCCAGACGTTTGCGCCGGTCGGAATAGGTGCCTTCGCGCTTATTGCGCGACGTGCACAGGCGCTCGTTGCGGTGATCGCAGATAACTTCGATCCATGCCGCCCGATCCGTAGGGTGATCGATAATCGGCCGCACCACACCGAAGCGGCGCACGATGCCTGGTGCATCTACCGGGTTCGCGCGCACAGCAATGACCACCGCATTGCGCCATACCTGTTCACCAGTCAGCCCACCCCAATAGCTCGACATATACGTGGTCGTTTCCGCTGTTTCCTTCGCACTTTCGAGCCATGCCAGGGTGTTGCATTCCGGGCATGGCATGCTGTGGTCGTCTGGATCGTAGCAATCGCAATCCGCGTCCCACATGAACCCGTCGCCACGACACTCGATGGTGCCACCGTGCCAGTAGTTACACATTTGCATTTCCTTCCGTTTTCTGATCGCCCGGCTCCTTCGCTGCACTCATGGCGATAGCGGCGTCAATGGCGCGGTCAAAACCAACGCGGTAGTCGGCTTGGTCGAATCCCTCGTCAGTCACGCTGCCGCTGCCCTCTAGCGCTTCCCAGACAGCCGTATCCAGCGTTTCGGTATCGCGCAGGTATCGGTAGCGAGCCGCGTCGATCCTGTCCTGCTCGCTCGGCTCTGCCGGTACTGCTTCTTGCTGGGGCTGGGATGGGGTGGCGTTAGCCAAGTACACTTCAACCTTCTTTGGTATGTAATGCTTTCCGAAAGTGAAGTGAGCGATTTGTGTGCGGGCATCTTCCTCAGAATCATAAAGATGCCATTCGGTCATCCATCCGCTGGTATATAGCTGCTCCCCCAAATTGTCGTAGTAGATGGCCCATTTGGTGGCCACCGGTACTACTGCTCGCTGTCCGTATGCGCGGAGAGCGGCGCGAGCGTATTCCTGCATCTGACCGGCAGAGTAACCTTCGAAGCCATGCGGATAGGTGAGCATTTCAATACTTGACGGCTTAGGAAACGGTGGCAATTCAGATACGCCTGGCACGTTATCTTGCGGGGCGGCGCTATCTTGAGCTTTCATCCGGCCCATTTCTTCTGCAGCATCCTGCATTGCGCAGAAAGCTTCCAAAGCTTGTTCAGGATCGCCTTTGAAGAAGTCCCAGTATTCCACTTTCGCAAACTCGCGGATCAGTGCGATTGCTTCGGCTGCCTTGTCGCTGTATTTGTCGAAGCTCATTTCGCCTCCTGAGTCAAACGCTTACGAGCGCGATAAATGGTCGATGGACTTACTTTGTGTTTCTTCGCTAGTTCAGCATCGCTAGGCTTAGCATCAGCTGGAGCTTTGCTGTATTCGCGCATTGCCGCCTGAACTGCTGCGGTCGGATTGGATGGCATTTCATTCTCCCTGTATTGGCTCAGCAGATCGCTTTGCCTTGATGAGAATCATATCATATGCAATTGCGTTTGCAAGAACTATTTACAATAAAAAGCCACCCGAAGATGGCTTGTTGTTATTTCGGCCAAGCCGTTTTCTTCAACTCGGCCCGCTGCTCTGCAAGTTCCCGAATCGTTGCTGAGCACTGCTCAATGTGATCAATCACAAGTCGCGCATCCTTCAGCAATCCGCTTATGTCTTCTGGCTGACCATCAGCAGGTTGCATCCAACGCAGAACTTGAGAGCCGAATGCAGAGAGCTGGCCCGTGAGGATTTGCAGGCGCTTGAGTTCGTCTTCATGAGCCGCTCGCACGGAGCTATACGCTCCCCTGGCGATCAGCAAATCTTGCGGAATAGATGAGATATCCATTATTCTGCCTTTCCTCCAAGCATTTGCATCTGTTCAGCGATGATGTCAGTCGCGTATTTCTCTACGCCGTCTTTATCAGTGTATTTGCGGGTCTGAAGGCGACCTTCGATGTAAACGGAAGAACCTTTCTTCAGGTACTGTCCGACGATTTCAGCCAACTTGCCAAAGAAGCTAATGCGATGCCATTCGGTCTGCTCTTTCTGCTCGCCAATGTTGCGGTCTTTGCTCTTGTAGGAGGTAGCTACCGCGATGTTTGCGATAGGATCGCCACCAGCTGTATAACGCAGCTCCGGATCTCGGCCCAGGTTGCCGACGATGATCACTTTATTGACGCTTGCCATGATTAATTCGCTTTCTTGAGTTCAGTCATGCGGGAGTTGAAATGGCCGGTATAGAGCCGCTTCTGATCGTTTGGCAGGGAATTCATAACCTTAGTTAGTGCAGGAACATCTTCGGCCGCATTGAACTGGTCAACGATCTTCGAATCTGGTTCCAACTGAGAGCCAGACGATTGCGTTGTGCTTTGTTTTCCAGACGGCTTATTTTGCGATGCCGCGTTGCCATCGTCGTCTTCTGGCGCAATCCCGCATGCAGCCATCAGTCCATATCGACGGCAATAGGTGATGGCAGATCCATATCCTTGAGCATCATTCTTGGTAGCTGGCACATGGAGCGTGCCACCGTCAATTTCTTCTCCAGAATCGTGCAGAAAAACTGTGTGAATGGTAACTCCAGAATTATCCAGCAATGGACGCTGCATAACTGCCAGGCCATTTTTATTCAAAGCGTCTAGCACGGCCTCAATACATGCAGCCAGATCGGCATAGAGACTTTTAAAATGAGCGTTTGTAGAGCTTTTCAGGGCAGGAGAGAACTCCTTTTGGGCGGCGATGAAGGCCGCATAGGCTTTTTGCTTCGACATGACGTTTCCTTTAGTGTTGTGCGGTCCTCAAAACTGGACCGTTCCTTCGGCTAACTGCTTTTCGTACTCTTTCTGCTGTTCTTCAGTCAACTCTGGTCGCCAGATGTTCTTTGGCATGGGGAATAAGCGCTCTAAGTATTCAGCATGAAGTTGGCGCTTACGGGCTTCATCGATTGGAAGAATCTGGATCATTCGTTTCCCTCCTTCATCTTGTTGCATACTTGGTCAGCAAGATCCTGATATGCGTAACGTGTTGCAAGTTCGAGGACTTTGAGCCAGGTTTCTTTGCTCACGATCACATTGTTGTCGATGTCTTTCTTTACTTGCTGTAGCTCGGTGAGAGTCATTTCTTCTCCTAGTTAGTTGTTAAGGCTATTCGCCAGTTGCTTTCTGGTAGCTGAAACCATAAGCAGGCCAATGTTCGCCGTCTATCACATCGCTATGCTTCTTCACGATATGCACTTGCCAGGATGGGTCATTGAAGCCGCAGCCTTTAATCCCCATTACAAATGGATCTGGCTGACCTTCTTTTTCTCTGTGAATGATGGTACGGCCATCGCCAACAGAGCTATATTGATCGCTCACAACGACGGTCAGGCCTCCAGCTGGATACCAGCATTCGGACTCAGTGTCGATGTATTCGCCATGCCAGATCATAACGATGTCACCAGTATGAATTGGCTCACCCATATAGTCCTTGGCGTTGACTTCATGTCCGACATCACATAGGCAGCACTTCCCACTAAAAACGCGCAATTTGCTCATTTTCTTCTCCTTATCCATGCAGCAATCGCTGCGCTTCATGATAAATCTCAATCGAGTGAGGACGGAACTTGAATGCTGAATTGCCTCCAAACTGCTCATCAAACTCGCACCATGCTAGCCATTTAGCTAGCGCATAAGCTTCATACCATGCCAGTTCGCATTCTTCAGCTACGCGATCCTGGCGCTCTTGAATCACGCCCATGCCATCACCGCCCAGCCAGCTACAGAGCCAGCAACGATCAGGATAAACAGCCATGAACCTGGATTCAGATGGCGGCGCTTTGTAGGAATATGGCGGCTCATGCTGCATTCTCCAGGCGTCTGGATGCATGCTGCCTACGTACATTTTCAGAGTTTGTCACAGGCTCCAAATGCGCCGGATTCACGCAGGTCTTATTGCGGCAAAGGTGATCCAGATGAAGTCCATCGGGGATAGATA